GGCTTGCTGACTACACTGGCAAGACCCCGAAGGTGGACTTTAAGTACAATGCCCACCAGCACACCAGCAAGGGCAGCGTGCCTGGCATCTCCGGCAACGTTGACCTCAACGTGACCACCGTCAACTACCCGAAAATCATCCGCAAGAAGGGCCTGACCCGTCTCCGGGAGGTATAAGCCCATGTGGGAGTTTATCCTGAAGCACATCGGAGAACTCATTTTTACCGGCATCACCGGTGCTCTGGCTGCTGCCTATCGTGGCCTTTCAAAGCGCATCAAGGCACAGGAAGAGGAGCGCACAGCCGTGAAAGAGGGCCTGTTGGCCATCATGCACGACCGCCTGTACCAGTCCTGCACCTTCTACATCAAGCAGGGCAGCATTGACACTGGCGGCCTGAAAAACCTCGAATACCTTTACAAAAGCTATCACGCACTGGGCGGCAACGGAACCGGTACGGAGCTGTATAACCGGGCCAAAGCCCTGCCCATCTGCGACTGAAAGGAGTGACAATACATGGAAGCGATTCGTAACCTTTTGACCGCACTTCCTGCCCCTGTGGCCCTCGTGCTCATGCTGGGCGGCCTTGCGTTCTACGCCCTGGGCTGCATCCGCCTGGGCTATGGCGCGGCTGTTAAGGGCACTGTGCTTGACCTGATTGAGCAGGCAGAGCACGAGATTCAGGGCACCAAGAGAGGCGCAGAGCGTAAGGCGTGGGTGGCGCAGATGCTCCGCACGGCCCTCAGCGCCAGCAAGTGGGGCAAATTCATCTCGTGGGCCATCACCGATGAGACCATCGGCACCGTGATTCAGTTTTTCTTTGACCGCATGAAAGCGGCGCTGGAAAAGGAGTAAGGAGGATATCATGGCAAGCATTACATACGAGCATTTTGTTGACACTAACAAAATGTACGCCGCACAAGAGCAATTTCGTGACATCACGAAAATGGTCTGCGCACGTTTTCGTGGCTTCACGAAAACATGCCATCTCGGTAACGCCCCCGTAATGGTGCGCAACGCTGGAGAGTTGCCGCAGCCTTTTTGGCTCGGTGATACCTGTGGCGGCGGCTCGTGTAGTGCTGCCCGCTGCGCTGCAAGGGCTTGACCGACAGCAGATGACTGCAGCCATCAAAAGCGCACCGCTTGGGAGGGTTGACCGGAAAATCGCCCGGTTGCGGTACGTTGAGCGGCTCCCGCTGCCAGACATTGCAGCACAAACGCATTACAGCCGTAGGGCTGTATGCTATCACCTGAAAGTGGTGCTTTCAGCACTTGAATCGAACACATAAAAATCCCCGGTGCTCTATCCATGCGGAGCACCGGGGATTTTTACTTTTTTGCGTATTTTTCTTTATACTCTTTCCACGATTGTATGGCGTGCTTCGGCTCACAGTCTGGGCAGTACTTTTGAAATCCATTTTTTAAGATAAAAGGCTTCCCACAGTCAGCACACGAGTATGCTTCTCCAAGCCTTCTTGCCGTCCCGTTTTTTCGTCTCTGAGCACAAAGACGATTGCTTTCTCTTTTGGCTTTTTTTCTACACTCAGGGCATCGGAGAGCTTTTTTTGAGCCTGCAACAAAATGCGCGCCGCAGTCAATACATACTGTTTCAAAAGAAAAACACGAATTCCCTTTTACGCCGTGCAACTCTTTTATGACTTCTTTGCATTCTGGGCAGTAAACGGTAAACATATTTCCTGTAAAAGATTTTCCGCATCTTTTACAGGTGCATTCCTTTGGCACATCTGTCACTTTGATGCACCCGCACGATTTTGCGTTCCGGATGCTTCCCCAAAGCATAATTTTTTCGCATCCGCAATGAGTGCATCGCACTTTCCAGCAGGTTAGCAAGTTTCCGGACTTACTTTTTCTTGATGGGGCCTCTGCGATGACTTCAAGCGTCCCGTGTTTTTCCCCGATGTGATTTTTCTTCGGCGGCATCTCTTACACTTCCTTCACTTTATGCATCACCACAGGTGTCTCTGCGTCTCCAGCACCAACAAAAATCGGAGAAAGCCATTTCAGTACCAGCTTTCTTTTATCCGGTTCAGACTTCGAGCCTGTCCAGAAGTGGTGCCAGTGCCCACGGCGCATGTGCGGCCGCTTCTGCTGGTGGCTGCCAGTGCGGGCCGGGGCATTCTCATCGGCGGCGCGCCTGGATTGCTCACGGAGCGATGCGCCTACACGCATACCGACATCCCACTTCCTGATCTCTGCATACCGGTCTTTGACGGTGCGGCTGTGCTTTGTGACGGTCTTTTGCTCTGGATCGGGGGCAATCTCGGCGTTGGATGCGCATAGATACAGCACCACTTGCAAGGCGCAGCGCAAAAGAGAGATGACAGCATCTCTTTGCTTTTGCTCCTGCCGCGCCACCGTGGCAAGGTGGGCGTTTCCGCTCTGTGCCCGCTTCTTGACAGCGGCATCAAAGCACACGTCAAGGCTTTCTCCATCAAGTGGAAGGTCAAAGGGATAGCATCCGCCGCTTTCCCCGAGAAATACAAAGCTCAGAAGAACTTTTTGCTCTTTTGTGTCCCATCCCAGATAAAAGAAAAAGCCATGAATTCCGGTCAGGTACACATCAAGGCCGGGGCTCTCTACATAGAAGCAGCTGTAAGGCAGATAGTCAAAGGCGGCTGCTGGGATGTCCATATCATCCTGCGCATAAAGCACGGCGGCAAGGTCTGGGTCTACCACAAAGACCTCTTTATCCTTTCGCCACTGGGCGAGGGCAAGCGTCAAGCTGGGCTGCGGGATGTCGATATCTGCACCCTTTTTTTGGGCGGCGCTTTCCTGGCAGAAAATGCTTGCTGCTGTGGCTGTCTCAATGGGGGCGAAGCATCTGTCTGTGCACCCTGAATTTTGTACGCCTATGGGCCGGGACGCGTCAATGATCTGCCAGACCTTTGGCATGACCATTGTGATCTCCTTCAGAATGGCAAGAGGCGGGTATATTTTTTCCATGCTGACTCCTCTCTCTGGACAAAAATATCTTGTCGTGATATACTTTTTCCATACCTCTGAGTGTGCGAGGTATGTTTTCCGTAAAAGCCCCCGGGCGGCGTTCGCGCGTCACCTGGGGGCTTTTTATTTACCGAGCACTATAATGTTCATCCCTTTTAGCCCTTATAAAACTTTTCATATTCCTTCGGGTCGCTTTCTTTGATTGCTTCGTTATATTCGTTGATATATTCTTTTACTTCTGGAAGAATGCCGATCAACTCAGCGGCCTTAAAAAGTGCGTTATCAAAATCTTGCGCGTAAAGGCTCCGAGTGTCAATGCATGCCATATCGCAAATATCTGTCAAAAGAGAATCGATTTTCGCATCCTCTTTATCAAAGTCAAGCTTTTTGGCCTCGTTGAGACATTCTAATGCTTTTTCCTTCATAGTCATAATCTTTACCTCCATGATGTTGTGTGTTGTGTTGCTTTCCGTGATTTTATTATAGCACATCTGCAAGCAGATGTAAAGAGAAATTCAGGTATTTTTTGAATCTCTCTGGATCAGATCCAGAATGTATGCGTTCGTGCTGGAAAAACCTTTTTCTCGGGCCTGCACGTTGATGGAATCACGGCTTCCGGCGGGAACCCTGACGACAATGTTTTCATACTTTTCACGGTTGAATGCGTTCTTGTACTTCTGCTGGTCAAACTTTTCCATGTGATTCTCCTTACAAAAATGGCCCCCAGATGGGGAACTGCGTCATTAGTAGATCTTTACGCCCAGTTTTTCGGCTGCGGCATTGACGACGGATTCAAAAGTCTCGCCGTCCGCGGCGTTCCACTCATTTTCCATACCGGCGGCCTTACACAGCTCCGCGCACAGGTCGTTATCCCACTCGGCGGCGTTGCGGATGTCAGCGGCGATCTCAATAGCGTTTCTCATAATTTTGTACCTCCATGATGTTGTGTGTTGTATTGCTTTCCGTGATTTTATTATAGCACATCTGCAAGCAGATGTAAAGAGGATCTTCAAAGTTTTTTGAAAATTTGCGCACTCCCTGCATTCTCCTTGCGCACTCAGGATATACGGGAGAGGTACACTGATGCTACAAGATCAAGAAAGGACGGGGAAGCTTTATGGCATATCCTTTTGGCGGCTGGCAATCGAACCCTTACAGCGGGATGCCACCGATGGGCTTTGGGCAAGGCCAGTATCAACAGCAAATGGCCCAGCAGGCCGCTCCACAGATCGGGGGACAAAGCCCCTTCACGATGGTGCCAACTATCGCAGACGTGGACAAGGTTATGGTGCAGCCCGGCGAAACGCGCTGGATCATGGTGCAAAACGAGCCTGTCATGGCTGTCAAAAAGGCAGACACGATGGGCTATGCGTCCGGCGAGTACTACCGCCTGACAAAGATCGACCCGGCGGCGATGCAGACACCGGCAGAGGCGCAGTATCTGACCTCTGCACAAGCAGATCAGAAGATACAGGCTGCCGTAAAGGCCGAGGTGGAGCGCGTGATGGCGCAGTATCAGACGGCCCCGGCGGCTCCTGCAAGGCCCACACGGGCAAAGGAGGGTTAAGGTATGGCAAATCCTTTGATGCAGTTTCTGGGTGGCTCAGGAAGCCCGGCAATGCCAGGCCCGATGGGCAATGTGATGCAGCTTCTCCAGCAGTTTCAGCAGTTCCGCTCCGCTTTCCAGGGAGACCCCAAAAAGCAAGTGGAAGAGCTGCGCAAGTCCGGTAAGATGTCAGATGAGCAGTACCACCAGCTGGAAGCGATGGCAAAGCAGATCATGCCTTTCATCAAGTAATCGAAAAATCGTGGCCACGATTTGAAATAATTTCACTATTCGCAAGAAAGGAAATCAACTATGGATAACATGTCTTTGAGCGATATCGCTGCCGTGACCCGTGGCAACGATAACGACGGCTGGGGCCAGGGCGGCGCGTGGTGGATCATCATCCTCTTCCTGTTCGTCTTTATGGGCGGTAACGGCATGTGGGGCAACCGCGCCGGCGAGTACGGTCAGTACGCCACCGCTGCAAGCCAGCAGGAAATCCTCTATGGCCAGCAGTTCGGCCAGCTGAATGACCGGTTGACCAACATCGGCAACGGTATCTGTAATCTCGGCTATGAGATGCAGGGAGGCATCGGCCAGCTGGGTAAAGAAGTTGCTCTGGCTCAGGCAGGCACCAACACCACCATCCTGCAGACCGGCAACGGCATCCAGGCACAGCTTGCTCAGTGCTGCTGCGACAACCGGCTGGCAACGGCCAACCTGGCAGCCCAGATGGACAAGCAGACCTGCGCGATCAACTCCAACATTGACGCGAAGTTCGCAGAGCTCCAGAAGCAGCAGTATGAGCAGACCATCGCGGCCCAGAATCAGCGGATCAGCCAGCTGGAACTGGCCTCCCAGATGTACGGCGTTGTGAAGTACCCCAACGGCTACTCCTACAATGCGGGCCCGAGCCCCTTCTGCGGCTGCAATAACGGCTGCGGCAGCATCTAACACATACGCCCTTTAGGCGAGGATTGGCGGGGCGGCAAAGGCTGCTCCGCCTTTTATATAAGGAAGGAGATTTTTATGTCTAAATCTGCGATTTATACCGCCAACACCTCGGCTCAGACCGTGGCGGTAAACGATATTATCCCTGTCGGCACCACTTCCCGGCGGTTTGGCTGCAACATCCTGCAGGACGGCAACACCATCACCCTGCTGGGTCAGGGCTACTACCATGTGACCGTGTCCGCTACACTGGCTCCCACGGCTGCGGGCACCGTGACCCTGACCGGCCAGAAGGACGGCGTGGCTGTCATCGGCGCTACCGCTTCTCAGGTTGTGGCCGCTGCGGCTACACCGACCAATCTGACGCTGACTTTCCTGGTGCGCAATGCAGGCGGCTGCGAAAGCTCTATCCTAAGCTTCCTGCTGACCGGTACTGCTGCCGCGGTGAACAATATGGCTGTGGCCGTGGAAAAACTGTAAGGGGGAGGATCTAGCTATGATGGACGAAGCAAAGTTTGCAGGGTATAAGGACACACTTGTTCATGCTGCAAAGCAAATGGCCGAAGAGTACAGCGATGCGATGAGCTACGCAAGCATGGCAATGGACTATAAAACTGTCTGCCCCTACGCTTCTTCTGAGTGGTATAAGCTCTCTGGGGAAGAAATGGAGCACGCTGACGCAAACCGCCGCATTGCGCAGAAAATCCTTACCGGCGTTGACAGCGAGGATTCTGCGGCTGGCGTAGAGCTGCATCACATGTGGAGCATGGCGGAAGACCTTGTTTCCGGGCTGTGCGAAGCCGTTACAAAAGAACGCTCCGCATACATGCGTTGAATTTTTGCAACATTTGTTGTAAGATAAGGCGGGCGATTTATCGCTTTTAGAATACGCCATAAGCAAACAACAAACTAACATGTACTGCAAAAATAGCATAAATACGAAAAATATTATTGATTTGTAATCAGTGGGTTGCAGGTTCAACTCCTGTCACTAGCTCCAAAAAGACCTCAAAACGGAAAACGTTTTGGGGTCTTTTGCTGTTATAGAAAGTGCTTTTATTGCGGTAAAACGCAGGAAAATAGAGAACGACAGAAAAAGAGAAAATCCGTGGAAAAAGTAGTTGACAAATGCCACTTCAGATGATAAAATATACAGGCAGTCAGCGATGACTGTAAATAGGATATGGGCGTGTTCCCGAGTGGCCAATGGGGACAGACTGTAAATCTGCTGCTTTTCAGCTTCGGTGGTTCGAATCCACCCGCGCCCACCAAACAAGAAAAATCCGAACCTATTTCCGATTGGAGAAGGGTTCGGATTTTTCGTTTTCTTCGGGTACAACAATGAAGGCTCCCGTGGACGGCGCAAAACTCCGATACCTTGTCATAGACCGTAAGCCACTAACAAAATTTGGAGGATGCGATTATGAAGTACGATGCAAGAGCCTGTTTGTTCAATATGGATACCGGGTGTGTGGAGTTGACTCTCCAAGATGGGAGAAAAATTTCCATTGACTGCACCGGGGTTGAGGATGCACTGGACGTGACCATGGCGCAGAGGTCGGAGTTAGACTATCTCGTCTATAATGACCCGCTTGGCTATGCGGATTTGATTCTGAACGGTGACCCGGAGGAATATTTGAAAAATGCAGCCGGGAGCCATGGGCTAGAAGATTGAGGGCAAAAAAATAAGAGG